TTATTTTTTGTATTCGCCATTTTTTCTTGTTTTTTTGTTTTTATCTTCTTCATTTACATAAATATGAACATTTGTTTGATTTTTTTCTTTTAATAAACCTATTATTTCTTGATTTTGTTCTTTTAGTTTTTCAATTTCGTTATGTAAATCTTCATTCGATGGATTTAACGATTCCAATTTATTGGATATTTCATCAAGTTTACTATTAATGTCATTTTTAAACTGAATGGTCTCCTCATTGCTTTTTCTTGTTTGGTAAATAGATCCTGACATGCTAAACAACGAAATACCAAATGCAACAATTGATAATCCACTAATAGTATAGTTAGTATCGGTCACTCCTAATGTTATAATGCCTTTCATATAAAGTAAGCCAATAATTGAGAAAAATAATCCAGTGATAAATAGATAAGTATCTAAATTGTCATTAAATTTATCTAGCCAATAAGGGTTTCGATCCTTTAATAACGAAAAAATTACTAAAATTACTATGACAAATACAATAAATACCAACATTTAGCATTCCTCCTTTGCTGGCTAATTCTATAAATCTAATAGATCCTTTTTCTTTTGATCAAATTCTTCTTGAGTAATAATACCCATGTCTAATAACTCTTTTAGTTGTTTTACTTCTTCATATGGGTTTGAAGTGTTATTTTCTGATTTTTCTTTTTGATTTGTTGGCAATTCTGTAGTTCTTTCAACATATCCTATATCTTCAAGCATTTGTCTTATATATCGCTTTTTTTCTTCATATTCTTCATCTGTTATTACACCACATTCGTGAAATAATTTTGCTTCGTTCATTAATTTAGGTTTATTTGAAATATCCAAAAAGGTAATAATTATTTTTTTTACTATCTCTAATTCTATAGGTATAAAAATTACTGTAGATAATTCTTTACAAATACTATATAAATAAATAAATACTACACAAATTATTAACAATGCTCCAACTAGTAAGAGTATTAACCTATGCTCTTCACTTTTTAAAAATTTTTTCATTCATATTCCTCCTTTGTAAAATCGGTGTAGAATTAGCATTTCTTTGATAATGATTCCTTTATTTTACAAGTTTCTCTATATTGTTCAGCATCAGGAACTTCATTAAATTCTATTAATTTTTCATGATTAGCTTTAACTACTTCTTCAATTTCTTTTAATGAAACTTTAAAAAATTCTTTTCGGCCATTGATCATATTTACTTTTCTATCATCAAAAGCTTTATGTAAAGCATTTTCAAGTGATGGAGCGTCATCGCTAAAAATCATAGCATGGACATCAAACTTAAATGGAACTGAAGCGTCTCCTAGTTCATCCACACGATCCATAGGTTCTAACCTTCTTGTCATTCCGATTTTGTATATTCCTTCACCAAATGAACCGATATTAGAAATAACATACACATAACCAGCACGTTTATTTGCTTCTCTATAATCGATGCTTTCTAGATTTTTACTAATTTCGGCTAATTTTTCATCTATTTCATTTATTTTTAATTGGATATCATTTTTTTCTTCATTAGTTGAGCATTTTTCTAATTGTTGAATAAATTTTTCTTTTGCATTTTCATAATGCTTCTTTTCTTTAGTAATAGATTTTCGCGCTTCTTCAATTTCTTTTTGTAACTTAGCTTGTTCACGTTCTTCTTCTCTAGCAGCTCTCATAGCCTCTTTTTCTTCCTGCTTTTTACAATTGTACTCATGTACTAGATGAAGTTCATCAATTTTTAGCTTTAAATATTTATAAGAAACAGATATTTTGGTTCTTTGATTAAGCTTATCTAAGGCTTTAGCACATTTTTTAATACGTTCTTCGATTCTATCAAAATTATTAAATTTTACTTTTGAAATCAATGAATCACATTCGTTATTAAATGCTCTTAAATACATTTTCATGTTATCATTATTCATTGCTCGACCTTTTGCTAAACTTCCATCTAAAGTCCAACTGTCAAAATAGTTAAGTGCAGTTTTATTTTTTATCATTTCTTTTTGTTTGTTTCTATTTTCTTTGATTTTTGTGGCATATTCTTCAGAATTCATACAATTGTATTTAGGTGTATAAATGCCAAAGTCCATTACATCAAGATCTAAATCCAATCGCTTGATTTCTTCTTCTTTTGCTTTAAGCTCAAATACTGCACTGTTAATATTTCTTTTGACATCCAATAACTCTTCATTTTTTTCTTGAATATCTTTTTCTACATCAAGTTTAGTTTGTTGAAGTTCTTTGATTTCGTTTTGAATATCAAACAGCTCTTTTGCACCTAATTGTTCAATTTTAGAAAGATATTCAGCATTTTCTTTTTCTAATTCTTCAATACGTTTCAATTCTTTTTTATTAAATAATCCCATTGGTTTAATCCTCCCAATCAAAATCTTTTATAACTTTCTTTAATCTACCTAAACATCTAAAGTTATCTTTTAATGGATCAATAATAATTGGTTCAAATTCAATATTCATAGGTTGCAACATTACTATTCCATTAAGCTCTTTATATTTTTTGCATGTAGCAACATTATCTTCATTGCAAAAACATCCAATAACTCCATCATCAATTTTATCTGTTCTTTCAAAAATGAGAAGATCTCCATCATTAATACCTGCATCCTTCATGCTTTCGCCTTTAGCATATTGTGCAAAATATTCAGCACGTGGATTCAATCCTTTACTAGGTACTGGAATCATGTCAATTATATTTTCATCTACGAATCCACCATTTCCACAGCATACATCTTCGTATAAAGGAACACGAGTAAAATCAATTCCTGAAGATGAATATTCGAATTCATCTTGAACTCCTACGATAATAGCAGGGGATATTTGTAAAACTTTTGCTAAAGAAGCTATGCGACTTCGCTTCATATTACTTATATCTCCACTTTCCCACCTTGAAACAGTAGCTTCACTAACTTCACATGCCTTTGCTACATCTAACATGGTTAATCCTAATTCAAGTCTTCTATTTTTTATAAATTTATTAATATTCATTATTGTCACTTCCTTTTCAAGAAATATTATATCATTTCCTTGCGTTTATGCAATGTAAATGTATTTTAAAAACAAAAACTTGCAAAAATGTATTGACTTACGTAAATGCAAGTGATAATCTTTATTTGTCAAATAAAACAGGAGGTGGTGAAGATGAATTGGATTGCACTTGAAGCAAAAACAAAAGAAGCAGGTTTGACAAATGAAGAAGTTGCAAGGAAATTATCCATTAATCAAGCAACATATTATCGCAAAAAAAGAGGGTTTAGTGATTTTTATAGGGAAGAGATAAGAATTATTACTGATTTATTAAATCTTTCTCCAGAGGAGGTAAATTATATTTTTTTTGCAGATTAACTTACGTAAACGCAAGAAACAAAATACTAAATGGGAAACAATCAAAATTTTATAAGTGAAGTTAAAACTGAATAAGTTGTTACTGTGAAGATAATAGTAGGAGATAGAGCTGAAAAAAGTCCATATATGCTGGTTAAGCAATATCGGACTAAAATAGGTAAATTCATGGGGCGATTTAAGATTTATCCTTTTTTATAGAATTTACATAATGTTGATGTTTTGAATAGTAAACAATAGAAGCAACTGTAATGTTTACACATTCTTTTAAATCTTTAATATCAAATTCAGTAAATTCTTTAATGTAATGGGATGAATCACAACCTAACCACCAAGCTCTTTTAGCAATATCTTTTATATCATCGAATATTGGTTTGTTAGGAATGCGATTGTTGATTACATTGCTAACATTTAAATCATTTTTGATTTCATCCGCTTTTTTAGGATCAAGTGATGCAGCAAAATCTTTAATGAGAATTTCAAAGGCCAATCTGAAACCTGCACCTGAAATTTTATGTAAATTCATTTTTTCAGCAAGAGATGCTTGCTTATAAGTTTCTATAAAATTGGGAGAGATATCATTAATGTATTTATCTAAATTTAATTCACTTATGGTATATGGAAAAGTTTCTGACTTTAAAACATCAAGAATATAACCGGTGCCATAAGGTTCTTGTACAGGAGTAGGTTCAACAGTGTATTTTACAAAAAATACTTCATTACATGCTTTATTTGGGCATTCACAAATAGCATGATATGTAACTGTTTGATCTTCGTACCACACTGCGTGATGAGTTAAATAAATTGGAGAAATTTTACAACCACAATAAGGACATTCTTTTACAGCTTCATTTAATCCTATATCAGGAACTTGATTATCGTCCATTGTTTTCACCTCGCTTTCTAGTTAAATTTCGATATTTCCGTACCGATAACTTAATTATAAAGAAAGAGATGAAAGATGTCGAAAAAAATTAAATAAATTACTGATCATCCAGGAGCTAACCTCAAAAAACCTCCAAGAACTAAATTAGCATTGATGATTTACTAATTACAACCAAAATTTTATTTAAGAGGTTGGTTCCTTGATGGTCAGTAGTAGAAAGGATAAGTAGTTATGAAATGGATTTTATGTATTTCAATTTTACTTAATGTTGTACTAGTTATTGTTTGTGTGATTTTAAAAGAAAGTCATGATTGGTATGAAAAATCATGGTGGGAATTAGCAAGAACTATTACCAAAGCAAAAAGGAGGGGGAAGTTATGACATCTAAAGGTATAGCAGCAGTTATTACAGTTTCTTGTTTTGTTGGTAACTGTCTTGCAATTTTAGTCAGATCATTATGAAAGGTGGTGTGAAATATGCCAGCAGTAAGAATTCCATGGTATGGAGATAAGGAATACGCTAAACGTAAAATTTATGAACTGAACCAACTTTATAAAGGTACAGGGTTTAAAGCTAAACTCTTTTCAAAGATGGTTGGAGAAGGATCTTTAAAATGTGAGGAGTACGTAATCGTTTTTTCTAAAGAAAAACAATTAATAGAGGAGGAAATAGAAATGCTATCTGTTAAATATCTTTCTTTAATATTCATGGGTAGAAGTAGAGAGTATGTTTATAGAAAGATTAGAGAACTCAAATATAAGTATAATCTGCATTATTCTCAAGCTGAACTTCCTATTGATGTTTTGATTAAAGAAGGAATCAGTAGAGAAACAATTATGGATCTAATAAAAAAGGCCGATAAGTGAAACTTATCAGCACAACATAGCAATTAAATTATAAACGAATTCAGGAGGAATTGCAAATATGAGATTAACACAAAAAGCACAGGTTACATTGTTTGGTGCTTGTGTAGCAAGTTTAATCTTTGCAGGAACTGGTTATGCTCAAGCTAAATCAGTAGAAGCAAAGTATGAAGAACAAAGCAAACAAATTGAATTATACAAAAATGAACTCAACGATATGCAAGGTCAGCTTCAAGAATATACAAAGTACAAAGCAATGTATGAATGTATGGCGGTTGAAAAAGACCAACTTCAAAAACAAGTAGATGAATTATCGAAATGAAAAGCACTAGGTCAGTTTACAATTACATATTATTGGCCAGGTGAGGACAAGTATGGAAATTTGACATCAACAGGTGTAATCGCTCAAGAAGGTAAGACGATTGCTGTTGATCCTGAAATCATTCCATATGGTTCGATTATAAAAATCAATGGAAATGAATATCTTGCGGAAGATTGCGGTGGTGCAATCAAAGGCAACAGAATAGATATTTTTGTTGAAAATCCAACGATTAAAAAATACAACGTAGAAGTATATATTAGGAGAAATAATTATGAATAAAAAAAGTATGGAAGAATTTGTTAAAGAAAACGGAACATATGACGAAAAAGAAGATTCTTATTCTTTTTCATGTAGTCAAGCTGATGTAGTAAAAGAAGATATTGATTTATCACATGAAGCTTTTGGAATGAAAATTATTATAACAAAGAACGGTTTTGGAATTAATGCGTACTTTGTTGAAGATGAACTAGCAAAAGCTGCTGAAAGTCTAAAAATATCTGTAAAGGATATTATGGAATTTGGTGATTCGGCTGTTCAACTAGTTCAAGAAGAACTAAAAAAATTAAGAAGAAAAGCAGAGTTTGCATCTTCTGTAGATCTTGCTACAAAAGCAAGTGACATGTATTCAAGAGGATGTTCAATGGAAGAAATTCATGACTTTATCATAGAAAATATGCCTGGAGAACTTCCAAAAGAGGCGCATGAAGAGCTTAAATCTATTTTGTCACAGTTTTTTTAAATAACAAGCATTATTGCTTGTTAGCAAATACAAAGGATTCCTCTATAAACATTGTATGTATATTTAAAATCACCATCCCTTTGTGTTTGCTAAGAGGTAATAATAAGCCTCTAGGCACCGTTTTTATTCATGTGATACTTCCCTGTAACATTATTTGAATAAAAAAACACAAACATTTAAAGAAGAGCAAGTGACATAAAAAAAGTATTTCTAGCGTTTTTTACTCAACGGTGCCTTATTTTTCAATAAAGGGGTGATTTATATAGATAAGATAAGTTAATAAAAAGAAGACAACAAATAAATGTCGTCTTCTAAATTCAGTTTCAAACAAATTATAGCAGTAAAAATATTAAATGAAAAGAGGAAGAAAAATGTTAGCAAAAGCAATAGAAAAAATTCAAGATTTAGCAAACGCCAAAGAAAATTGTAGTGTAGAAGAAAAAATACTTTTTGGCGAAAGATATATTCATCAAGGAGAAAATCTCACTCGTTTCACAGTACCAGAGATTGAACCTGTTGAAGTTAAAAGCCTTACAGCACTTAAAGAAATGATCAAAAGCTTCGTTGAAAATGATAGCGTAGGAATTAATGTTCATTTGCCAGTAATTATAACCGCTAGAGGAAATAATATCAGAGTATACACTTCTATAGATAATACATATGAAAGACAATTAATTTTCGTAGCAAATCCAATTGTTCCAAAGGCTATTTTGAACAGTTTCATTCCTGCTGAACAAATGATCATTAACGTTAATACTTGTTTTGTACAAGACAAAAACACTGATAATTTTATTCAAAGCATATCTAAATTATATAAAGTGAGTAAAGTTGAGGCAGTTGATAATGGAATTGGAGCACAATTGAAAGTAACTGAAGGAGTTAACACAAATGAAGCTGTTACAATCAATCCAATTGTTGCGTTAACGCCTATTGGAACTTATCCAGAGCTTAATCAAATCAGAAGAAAGTTTAATTTAAGAGTTAGCCGTGATGGAGAGGTAGCTTTAATGGTGTGTGACGAAGGAATTTTTGAAAGAAAAGTTCAAGATGAATTAAAAGATTACTTTAAATTTGCTCTTGATAAAGAAATTGAAAGAAAAGATGTAATTCTCGCTTTATAGGTGACTACTATGAATAGAAGCAGATCTATATTGGATATTGAGGGTGGAAACATCATTCGTCAAATCGATAACGCATTGGAACAAGTGATGTTCAATATCAATGATGTAAGTACGGATTTAAAAGCGAGAGAAATTAAGGTAAGCATTAGAATTACACCAAACAAAAAAAGAAATGAATTGACAGTAGGATATAAGGTTACACCAAAACTTTCACCTAAATTAAACGAACCTATTACATTAGTAAATACGAGAGAATTTGAACCTGCGACAGGTGAATTCTTAGGTTCAAAACTTTCAGAATTAGGTGGTGTTGTTCAAGGGCAAATCAATCTTGATGGTGAAGTTGCTCCAGAACTTCCACCAATTGTTGTTGGTTCAAGGCTGCAAGAAAAAGGAAAAGTAGTAAATGCAAATAATAAGTTTCAAGGGGCTATAGAATAGCTCCTAAAAAAGGAGTTATTTTATATGGGAAATATTCAAAAAAAAGACGGGTTTATATTTTATAAAAGCTTTTATGATTCAATCAACGCACTTGATGAATCAATGCAGCTTGAGGTTTATAAGGCACTTGCCGAGTATGGTTTGACAGGTGAAATGAGGGATGATCTATCACCAATAACAAAGGCACTTTTAACGGCTATGATTCCTACAATTGATAATGCAAATAAACGTTATGTTGCAAGTGTTGAAAATGGAAAAAAGGGTGGTCGACCTAAGAAAAACAAAGAGGTTGTTCAAGAAATAAAAGAAAACCTAGAAGAACCTAGACATAACCTAGAAAAACCTAAACAAAACCTAAATAAACCTAGCCGTAACCTAAAAGAACCTAACCCTAACCCCTATGTATCTGTATCAGTATCTGTATCTGATACAGATACATTGATAAAAGATAAAAAGATAAAAGAGAAAGATAAAACTGAGGAGCAGGCTCCTCGTTTAAATTACATTACTGAATGTCTTTTAAAAAAAGATTTAATCTTAGAGAATGAAGTGAGTTTTGTTGATGACCTTGTAAATACGTATCAGCAATCTTTTAACGGCATTGATATCAATTGCAAATGTGAGTACATTTTGAAAAAAATGAAAACTAAACATTTAAAAAATCGGATGAATTATTTTAAAAGCGCATTTGAAAAGAATATTTATCAGGATTTTCAAAAAGAAAGCAACTATGTAGAACCAGTTGAGAAAATACCGATTGATGATGAAGCACTTTCTATGCTTGAAAAGTACGATTAGGAGGAAAAGAGCATATGATTGTTCAGGTTGTACAGGAAAGCCCCCAAGAAAAAATTAGAATTGGTGGGACAAAGGATTGTAACAATGAGTTTATTCTTTTATCAGCAATTTCTTTGCTTGTGTATGTTTCTAAAAAAGAAAATTTAGGAGTAGACGAATTGTTGGACAATTGTCATTTAAAAATCAAAGAAATGAAAGTAAAAAATTTATAAAGTAATAAAAATGTAAAAATATTCAAATGTGAGGAGAATGAACATGGCGAAAAGAAGAGTAAAAACGTTCAAAGGTCAAAAAGAAACATTGCCAATCAAAGATAAGAGATTATTGAATTCTTTTATGAATAATCTTCTTTTAAAAAGAGATCTTGCGACAACTGATGTAAAAAGATATCAAGCTGATCGTAATTATATGATTGCCTTATTAGGCTTCAATACTGCTTTCAGAGCAAATGACCTTTTGCAGTTAAGAGTTATTGATGTAAAAAAAGGCTATGTTCATATCAAAGAGCTAAAAACAGGTAAAATGCAACATTATCGTATGGATAAAAGGCTTCATAAAGATGTTTTGGATTACATTGAAAGAAATCATCTAGCTGATCATGACTATCTTTTCAAAGGTCAAAAGAAAAAGCAGTCAGGTATTTCTTATGTATTGCCTTTGACACGTGAAATGGGCTACAAGATCATGAAGAAAAATGCAGATGAGGTCGGTGTTGTTTCTACTTTTGGAATGCATTCCCTTAGAAAAACGTTTGGATATTTTTATATTAAAAATGGTGGCAATGTCATTACTCTTATGAAAATGTACAATCACGATGAACCAGCAACAACACTTAGATATGTGTGCTGGGAAAATGATGATGCAGAAAAAGAAAGAAGCAGAGTATACATTGCTGCTACAAAGTAGAAATGAGGTGGAATAATGCCAAGAAATAAACTAACGGATATGCACAATATCTTGATGGAGCAATTAGAAAGACTGAATGATGATGATCTTACGGATGAAGAACTTCAAGCCGAAATTAAAAGAAGCAGAGCAATGGCAGATATAAGTGCTCAAATTGTTGATAATGCCAGAGTTCACATTGAAGCCGCTCAATTTCAAGCTGATTACAACAGGGAAACTCCCGTGCTTCCAAAAATGTTAGGTATTGAAGTCAAAAAATGAGCATGAGATATACGCAGGAAATGCGAGATTACATTCTTGAAATTGCTCCTGGTCGGTTGAATTCCGAAGTAGCAGATATGTTCAATAAGAAATTTGGAACGAATTTGAGTGCTAAAACTATGAAAAGCTACAAGGATAATCACAAAATTATTTCTGGGATTTCTAAAGTCGATTATTCTAGAATCAAACGTAAAAAGCTTTTGAACAATGAACAGGTCGAATATCTAAAAAAGATTTATCAAGGCATCAGCAATAGAGAGTGTACAAGACTGATGAATGAAAAATTCAATACTTCTTTTTCATGTCAGCAAATAAAGGCACAAAAAAGAAATCTTCATTTAATTTCAGGGCTTACGGGAAGATTTGAAAAAGGATCTAGACCAGCCAATCCGATTCAAAAAGGAGAACATCTTTCGGTTGAAACTGAATTTCAAAAAGGACATACTCCCAAAAACTGGGTACCTGTTGGCGCTGAAAGAAAAAGGTCGGATGGATATATTTATGTCAAAGTATCTGATGAAAGAGGTGTCAAATATTCTCACTTGATCAATTGGAAGCCAAAACATATTTTGTTATGGGAAAAGGAATATGGACCCATTCCAGAAGGTAAATCACTGTTGTTTTTAGATGGAAACAAAGAAAATGTAACACTTGACAATCTTGCTTTGATTACAAAAGCACAAAGACTGATCATGTGTAATAAGAAACTGATTTATGATGATCCCAAACTTACAAAAGAGGGAATATTGATTGCTCAAACATTAGAAGCTACTTACAAGAAGCAAAATGAGTTGAAAGAAAAAAGGAGTAAAATACATGGAAATAAAAAATCAATTAAAAGAAATGTTTCAAATGCAAAAATCATTAAATGAAAATATTTTAAAAGAATTCGGTGAACTAAGCATGACTTCTGATAAATTACAAATGGCAATTACGGATGAATTAGGAGAGTTAACTCATGAATTGAAAGGTAGATGGTGCTGGTGGAAAAAGAGCCAAAAACCTGTAGATAGAAAAAGGGTATTAGAGGAATTAGTGGATGTTTATCACTTTGTAATGACCTGGGAATTAAGATACGGACCTGTAGCTGGAGATATTAATGGAATATTAGAATACTATAAAGATGCAATTAATGAATATGAAACAGATATCAGTGCTTTAGAACTTCATAAACTGATTTGCATAGTAATATTCAGAAAAAATAAATTAATGAATTTATTAGTTTTAAGTAGAAGATTAAATTTCACATTTGATGAAATCTATCAAGAATACCTTAGAAAGAACAAAATCAATTATGAAAGACTTAAAAATGGGTATTGATTATGACTGATAAAGAATGGGTTGAACTATGCAATGAACGTCATATAAAAGTTATTGATTTTGACTATAGAAACTGTACAAGAGATGAAGCTATTGCTGCTTTAGATTTATTAGAAGAAGCACATTCTATAGCATTTCCAAATCTTTATGACGAAGATAATAAGCAACACATTATGAGTTGAAAAAAAGAAAGAGGAAGTGAGAATAAATGACAATTAGAGAATATTTTGAAAGAGAAAAACATCCTGTTGAAAAATATTTAATTCAAAGAGCAGGAAAAGCAACAATAGTTGTACCAGAAGTGGAAAAAAACAATCTAAACAATCTAGGTGGTAATCTATTAGATTGTGAAATAAAATCAGTTTCATTAGATTCAATAAATGAGTGTGATGAAGCAACGATTACTATCCGTATTTAAAAAAGAGGTAACAAATGAAACATCCAAAAAGAATTAATTTAGCAATGAAGAAGTTGATTACTGCTAATGGATTGAATCCTAAAGATTATTGGTTTCTAAAAAATACGATAGATTCTTTAGTGATAATTCATAAAGAGACAAGCAAAGTAATCACATTGAAAAAGTGTAAAAAATAGTGTGTTTTACGATATTCAATGTCCAAGGTTAAATTTTTAAGAGTAACAATCCACAAAAGTGTTGATAAATCAATAGAAAGCATGGAGTTTCAAGAATATAAAAAATTTAACACTTTTAGGGGTTATAAGTAATTTATTAAGTTATGTTTAGTGTAAAAAATTCTGCAAAACAGAAAAAAATATTGTACTTTTAAGAAATACATGGAATGGCTGAGTATAACGAACATCTTTAGCATGATTAAAAGAACTAAAAACACAAGGAGGATAACAAATGCATTTAACAATACACACATTACCAATTATTCGAAATGAAATTCGTACGTATAAGAGTCTAATCAAAGAACGTGACAAATTAATCAACGATTATGAAGCACCTCTTAAAACACTTAGAAATAAACTTTTAGAGGTTGAAGAAAAATTGGAACTTATTAAGTCTCCTGGTAAAGGTGATGGATTAGGTGGTTTTGTTCAAGATAGTGCTGACAAGTATAACTACTTGATTGATAAAAAGGATCAATTGAAAAAATCAATTGTTGATTATATTCAGTCAAATGAAAAAGATTACTTAGAAGATCTAAAACATTGGGATGTACGTATTGCTACTGTTGAGTATTATCTTAACAAGATGGATGCACTTGATAGAAAATTCATAGAGGACTTCTATTATAATCTTTCAAAAACACAATGCTTACAACGTTATAATATCGTTAACAATAAGAGTCTTTACCGAAAAGCCGACAACATCTTACTGAATTTACTAAAAAAAGATTAAAAAAGTGCTTCTATGTGGAAGATTCCCCCTTTATTTGGTGCTATTATGTTATTGTGAAGTTTTCAAAAAGATGACATCCACAATGTCAACGCTTTGTCTTGAATTCATTTACGATTGATTTGTTGTCAATTGAAGTATTATGAAAAGCTCTTGTTTCAGGAGCTTTTTGTTTTGTTTAAAAATGGAGGTATAACTTATGGCAGTTAAAAGATTGGATAGAGATGGAGCACATAGAAAGCAATTTGAAAACAACAAGAAAAGAATATATGCTACTCAAACTATATGTGGGATTTGTGGAAAGCCAGTAGACTTTAGTTATAAACATCCACATCCATTGTCACCATGTATTGATCACATCATACCAGTAGCAAAAGGTGGACATCCAAGTGATTTAGATAACCTACAATTGGCTCATATGACATGCAACAGACAAAAGAGTGATAAAATCTTTGCTAATAACACAATAAAAATCGAAAAAGTCATATCAAACAGGATACTGCCACAAATAATTGATTGGAAAACGTATCAAAGCAAAAAATAATCGTTTTTTAGGACGGGGGCATACCACCCCTAAAAACGCGTTCTCTGGACTTCACGCCGTACTGTGAATATTTTCTCACGAATTATGAAAACGGCTCTCAAAACGAAATTATGAAAGGAATAGAAGATATATGAAATACAAAGGAATGGGATATTTAAGAAGAAAACTTGCTAGCAGGAAAGATAGATGTGAAACAAGATATGATTATTATGAAATGAAAAATCAAATGGTTGATATTTCAAGTGTAATTCCACCTGAATTTAGATGGTTAAAAGAATGTTTAGGATGGTGTTCAAAGGCTGTTGACTCTATTGCTGATAGAATTTCCTTTGTTGAATTTTCTAATGATAATTTCAATATGCAAGAGATATACGACATGAATAATCCTGATGTGTTGTTTGACAGTGCAATTATTTCATCATTGATTACATCATGTTCTTTTATTTATATTTCTCAAAAGGTTGGAGAAATGCCTCGACTACAGGTAATTGATGGAAGACATGCAACAGGGATTATTGATCCTATTACAAATATGTTGATTGAAGGATATGCCATATTAGAGGAAGATGTTCTAGGAAATCCTATTATTGAAGCATATTTTATTCAAGGAGTTACGTATTTTTATGAAAAAGGTGAAAAACCTTATAAAATCAAAAATAAAGCTCCGTATCCACTGTTGGTTCCAATTATTAATAGACCTGATGCTAAAAGGCCATTTGGACATTCAGTTATTTCAAGAGCATGTATTTCTATTCAGCAAGCAGCTATGAGAACTCTAAAAAGAAGTGAAGTATCTGCTGAGTTCTATTCATTCCCACAAAAATATGTTTTAGGACTTGAACCAGGAGCTGAAATGGATAAATGGAAGGCAACTATTTCATCATTGATGCAAATCTCAAAGGATGAAGACGGGGACAAGCCTACTGTAGGCCAATTTGCCCAACAATCAATGGCGCCCTATGTTGAACAACTAAAAATGTTGGCCAGTCTTTTCGCTGGTGAAACAGGGTTGACATTAGATGATCTAGGTTTTTCTACTGAAAATCCATCAAGTGTTGAAGCAATCAAGGCACAACATGAAAATTTAAGGTTGAAAGCAAGAAAAGCTCAAAAAACCTTTGCTACAGGTTTTATCAATGCTGGATTTTTAGCAGCATGTTTGAGAGATGGTTATACATATTCAAGAGATCAAATTTATTTAACAAAAATCAAATGGGCACCGATTTTTGAACCGGATGCTTCAGCTCTTTCAGTTATTGGAGATGGAGCAATTAAAATCAATCAGGCTGTACCAGGATATTTTGATAAGGACAATCTAAAAGAACTTACTGGAATCGATTATAGTGCATCTTCATCAACTTCAAATATAGATGATATGTTTAAGGAAGAAATAGATGAATAATGATATCGTTCCTTCTTTATTAGAAGAAATTCAAAAACAGTTTGATGAAGAAATAAAAGCTAATGAAAAAATAAAATCAATTTTAATAAGACAAAAGCAGGGGGCGGTAGATTATACCGATTCTCTTTCTTTTGCAAAAGAATTAGGAGTTTCTTTAAAAAAAGTAATACAAGAAAATATCAGTGAGGAAATGCTCCCTGATGGAAAAATGTATTACAACATTGCTCAAAGATTACTTGAACCAATGATCAAACAAAATTATGATTTGGTATCCAAACAATGTGAGGCTACACAAAATATTTTGAATAAAAAAGCTGATTTAGGATTAAAAGCAATTGCTCCTGAATATAACAAAGAAAAAACAGCAAGCATCATTGATTATATTTCAAATGCTGATAAGTACTCCCAACGTGAAAAAAGTTTTCTTGATTCATTGGAAACCAATGCAAAGTCAGTCGTAGATGATTCAGTTCGAAAAAATGCTGATTTTCATTACAATGCAGGGTTAAGACCTAAAATAATTAGAACAACAGTTGGGAAAACATGTAAATGGTGTCAGTCAATGGCTGGTGTTTATGATTACAGTAAAGTTAGCAATACAGGTAATAATGTTTTTAGAAGACATGCGAATTGCGACTGTACTGTAGTTTATGATCCTGGAGATGGCAGTAAGAAAGTACAGGATGTTTGGAGTAAAAGAATTGATTATAGAGAAAATATTAGGACAAATTCAAATTTTATGGGTGCAAAGAAACCATTCAATATGAAATTAGGAAAAAAAGAGATTTCTTTTGTTACGTATAAAAATGACAAATATTCTAATATCTATTGTCAAACATATTCGCAAAATTCAAAAAGAATGTGTGAATACTTAAATACTAAAATAAATCAAGAATATCGATATGGAAAAATAAACAATATCGTGGTGGTTCAAAAAAATGCATTACAGGGTATTGCCTGTTATGATCATATAAATAATGATTTATTTATATGTGAAGAACTGATAAGCAATAAGTTTTCACAGATTGTTGATACTTCATATTTTCCATCTAAAAATTTAGATGATGTATTAAATCATGAACTAGGTGGTCATAAAAAACATTGGGAAGCTGTAAGAAAATATCAACAAGCAAACAATAAGAGCGAATTACAAGCCAAAAATAATTTAGAAGAAAAACTGAGAAATTATGTGCTTAATCAGGAAACAAATGATATAATGTATATAAGAAAAAACGTAAGTCAAAATGCACAAGAATCATTTAAAAATACAAAATCATTGAATGAATTGATAGCAGATTGTATTGTTTTGAACAAGCAAAACAGTGTTTCTGATGAATTTTTAGACAGATTAGTTATGGAGGTGCTTGGTTATGATGGTTAATCCCACAAAAAGGCAAAAAGAACTTATTAAAATATTTGAAGAAGAAGTTGCTCCTTGGTGCTATGTTGATAAAAAGACAGGTGACATCAAATTAAAAGAAGATGCACCAAAAAATATTAAAGACAAGTATTATTTATATATGAATAGTTAACCGACAGTAGTCGGTTTTTATTTTACAAAAAAGAACGGTAGTACCGCTCTTATAAAGAAATTATTTAGGTGTGTGTCTTTTATGACTATCAACTTTTGTTCCATCTTTTCTCGTATAGGAACTTACTTTTACAGTCATTGGACCTCTACGAGGTGGTTTTTCAGTACATTTTCCTTTTGTTGCCATGATATCACCGCCTTTCTTACTTAATTTTATGCTTTTAATTATTATATCAATTTGTGAGGTGGAAGGATGAAAATTTTAAAAAAAGTTTCAGTTTTGGGAACCGAATATAGAATTATTGAAGATAATTGTAATAATGATCCATTATTACAAAACAGTTTTGGATATACTGATTACACTTCAAAAAAGATAGTCATTACAGATTTTCAAAAAGAAGAAATTGAAATTGAAGATGTGGCTAAATATAGAAAACAGGTAATAAGGCATGAATTAATCCATGCTTTTTTATGTGAATCGGGACTTCATGAAAATTGTGAGTGGCACAATGAAGAAATGGTTGATTGGTTAGCAATGCAAGCACCCAAACTTCAAAAAATATTTAAAGAAACTGAATATATTTAATGAGCAAGTTTAAAAGACTTGCTTTTCGTTTTATTCAATTTTAAAGAAAGGAGGAAGTTTATGGCACAAGGATTAAGACCGCATAGACATGTATGCTTTGTAAGTGATATTCAACCATATTACGATAAGAAAAAGCATCAAAAAATGAAAAAAATCACTTTTGAGTGCTATATACCTAACTGTAACTATTGTTATTCAGTCAGTGAAGAGTATCGACCACCACCAAAAAAAGCGAACATGAAGTAGGAGGTAAAAGGAATGTCTGAAAAAAGAATTGGAAGACAAACTCCTACAACTTCGTTAGTGCTTCCTTATACTGAAACAAAAGGGAAGGAAGCGGTAGAAATTTACAACAAAACCGGCAGAACTGCTAGAGAGTGGCAGGAACTATTGATTTATGACATATTAGCAATCGATAAAGAGGAAATGTGGGTACATTCTCTTTTTTGTTACAGCATACCTCGAAGAAATGGAAAAACTGAAGACGTTATTATGAGAACTATGTGGGGCATTATTAATGGTGAAAAGATACTCTATACAGCTCACATGATTTCTACAGCACATTCGGTTTTTGAAACAATATGTGCACTGCTTGATCAGGCGGAAATAGAATATACGTCAGTTAAGGCAAAAGGTTCAGAAAATATACGTTTATTAAATGAAAAAGGAAAAGCCTATAAATTAGATCATCTTGTTAATTTTAGAACTCGTTCTAATACAGGTGGTTTAGGTGAAGGATATGACGTGCTAATCATTGATGAAGCACAGGAATATACGATTGATCAAGAAAGTGCGCTAAAGTATGTTATTTCAGCTTCATCAAATCCACAAACGATTATGTTAGGAACACCACCAACTGCTATATCACATGGAACTGTATTTCAAAAAACAAGGGATAGAGTTCTAGAAGGAAAAAGTAAGAATACAGGCTGGGCCGAATGGTCTATTGAGCATATGCATGATCCATATGATAGAGATGTCTGGTATGAAACTAACCCGTCCTTAGGACAAGGATTGACAGAACGTGTAATTGAAAATGAAATTACATCAGATGATGTTGATTTCAATATTCAAAGGTTAGGACATTGGCTATCCTATTCACAAGGCAGTGAATTTTCGAAAAAGGAATGGGAAAATCTCAAAATTGTAACAGTTCCCAATTTTCAAAATAAGCTTTTTGTGGGTATCAAGTATGGAGTGGATGGAAAACATGTTGCCATGTCGATTGCTACAAAGGTAGATGAAAAGATTTTTGTTGAATCGATTGATTGTCAAAGCGTTAGAAATGGCAATACATGGATCATTTCATTTCTAAAAGAAGCGGACATAGAAAAAGTTGTTATTGATGGAAGTGGCTCTCAACAGATATTGAGTGATGAAATCAAGGACTACGGAATAAAGCTGAAACCTGTACTTCCTAAGGTATCGGATGTGGTTGTAGCAAACAATATGTTTGAACAGGCAGTTACATCTTCAAAAAACATATGTCATAATGACCAGCCATCTTTAAAACAAATTGTAACCAACTGTAAAAGAAGGGCGATTGGTACAAATGGCGGTTTTGGATTTAAAGCAATGATGGAAGAACATGAAATAGCATTGCTTGATAGTGTAATCTTAGCCCATTGGGCATGTGCAACATACAAAGGGGTTAAGAAAAAACAAAAAATAAGTTGTTAAGCGAACGAAAGTTCGTTTTTTTTATGCAAATTACGTTACTAACGGTAAATAGGAGAAATACAAATGAGTGAATTTAAAGAAATTAAAACACAAGAAGAATTTGATACAGCTATCAAAGAAAGATTGGCTAGAGAAAACAAAAAATATGAAGGATTTGTAAGTCCTGACAAATTAGCAGAATTAAAAGCCGATTATGAAAAAGAAATCAGTAAAAAATATGAAGGTTATACTTCACCAGATGACCTAGCAACCATGAAAAAAGAATATGAAGGGAAAATTGCAAAATATGAGTCCGACTCAGTAAAAACGAGAATTGCAAATGAAATGGGATTGCCTTCAGCTGTCGCTTCACGTTTAAAAGGTTCTACTGAGGAAGATATTCGTAAGGATGCTGAATCATTTGCTGGCTTTTTTCAAAAAGAACCACCTTTAGCAACAGGTGAACAAACAGTTGCTAATGAAGAACAAGCAAGAAATGTTGCTTTAAAGAAATTATTAAAAAATTTAAGACAAGGAGATTAAAATAATGGCAGTATTAAGCAAAGGAAATTTATTTGATCCTGTATTAACAAAGGATCTAATCAACAAAGTAAAAGGAAAATCAAGTTTAGCTGTTTTATCAGCGCAAACACCAATTCCATTTAATGGTTCAAAAGAATTTACTTTTTCTATGGATAATGAAGTAGATATCGTAGCTGAAAATGGTAAGAAAAGTGAAGGCGGAGCTTCAGTGGATCCAGTAATTATCGTTCCAATCAAATTTGAATATGGTGCTCGTGTTTCTAATGAATTTATGTTTGCAAGCGAAGAAGAACAATTAGATATTTTAAAAGAATTTAATGAAGGATTTGCTAAAAAAGTTGCTAGAGGTTTAGATATTGCTGCATTCCATGGCTTAAATCCTAGAACTGGCGAAAAATCTGCAGTAGTAGGAGAAAATAACTTTGATAGTAAAGTTACACAAACCGTTACTTATGCAAATGATAAACCTGATGATTGCTTAGATACAGCAATTGCAACAGTTGAGGATGCTGATTGTGAAGTAACAGGTATTGTAATCAATTCTGCAGTACGTAGTGATTTATCAAAAATGAAATCTACGACAGGAGATCCATTGTATCCTGAGTTCCGCTTTGGTGGTAAACCATCAACATTGGGTTCTCAGGCATTAGATACAAATAATACAGTATCATTTGGTTCAGAAACAAAAGACCAAGCAATTGTTGGTGATTTTGCTAACATGTTCAAATGGGGATATTCAAAAGATATTCCATTAAAAGTTATCGAATATGGTGATCCTGACAATTCAGGAAAAGACTTACAAGGATATAATCAAGTATATATTCGTGCTGAAGTATTCATGGGATGGGGAATCCTAGATGCTAATTCATTTACAAGGGTGGTAAAAGCATAATGGCGACATATAGGAATAAAAAAACAGGTGCAACCATCACTACTGATTTGATTATCAGTGGTGGTGATTGGGAAATCGAAGAAAAAAAGAAAAAAGAGCCTAAAAAGAATGCTAATAAAGATGTGCCACCTAAAGATGGTGGAGCTGATGAGTAATGATACCATTTGTAACAATAGATGATGTTACTTTGCTGTTTAGAGATTTAACAGTAGCTGAAACAAAAAAGGCAACAATTTTATTAACTGTTGTTTCAGATTGTTTGAGACAAGAAGCAAAAAAAGTTGGGAAAAATCTTGACCAAATGATAGAAAATGGAGATGTATATGAAAATGTAGTTAAAAGTGTATGTGTTGATATTATTGCTCGTAACTTGATGACCTCAACCAACAGCGAACCTATGGAACAGATGTCACAATCAGCTCTTGGATACTCTGTATCAGGTACTTTTTTGGTACCTGGAGGAGGATTGTTCATTAAAAAAAGTGAGCTTGCCAGACTAGGTTTGCGTAGACAAAGAATAGGTGTAATTAATATTTATGGCAATGATTAAAGGTATTCCTGTTGTTTTATTACAAAAAATAAAGGTTGATGAAGATCCTTTTGGACAAGCTATTTATCGAGAACGAGAAATCATAGTTGAAAATATTCTTGTTTCACCATCATCAGCCAATGATATTATTACTTCACAAAATTTAACCGGTAAAAAAGCAGTTTATACACTTGCCATTCCTAAAGGTGACCAAAATTCTTGGGAAGATAACAATGTTGTTTTTTTAGGAAGAAAGTGGCATGTATTAGGTTTTGCAATTGAAGGAATAGATGAAAATATTCCTTTAGATTGGAATAAGAAAATAATGGTAGAAAGATATGGCTAAAATAGTACTTGATAAAAAAGGTGTAAGGGAATTACTTAGATCTCAAGAAATGATGGATATTTGCCTAGAACATGCAGAAGCAACCAAAACAGCTGCTGGTAGTGAAGGGTATGAGATATCCTCTCATGTTGGAACTAATCGTGTAAATGCATCCGTTAGAGCAGATACGATAGAAACAATAAAAGATAACTACAAAAACAATACATTGATTAAAAGTTTGAGGTGATAAAAATGATTGAAGAAATTGTTTTTAATTATCTTAAAAACAAATTGAATGTTCCTGTGACATTTGAAAATATTAATGAAGTTGAATATGTACTCATTGGTAAAAGTGGCAGTAGTAGATTTGATTTTACAAACACGGCCACTTTTTTTATTCAATCGTATTCGTCTTCAAAATATAAAGCATCTTTACTCAATGAAAAAGTAAAAGATGTCATGTATGACTTAATTGAGTTGGATGAGATCACATCATTACATCTCAATAGTGATTATGATTATACAGATACAACAATAAAGAAATATCGATATCAGGCTGTGTTTGATATTGGATATTTTTAGAAAGGAGTAGATATAGATGGACGCAAAAAATGTAAGTGCAGCTAAACCTAAAATAGGTGGTTCAGTATTTGTTGCACCTTTAGGTACAAAACTACCAGAAGATGCAAAAAGTGAATTGGATGCTAAATTCAATTCATTAGGATATTGTTCAGATGATGGAGTTTCAAACAATAACTCACCTGAAACAGATACTCAAAAAGCATGGGGTGGAGCTGTTGTTTTAAATTTATTTTCTGGAAAAGAAGATACATTTAAATTAAAGTTGATTGAATCATTGAACGTAAATGTATTGAAGACAGTTTATGGTTCTAGCAATGTTACTGGAGATTTAGATACTGGATTAACAATCAAAGCTAAAAATGAGGAACCTGAACAGTTTTCATGGGTCATTGATATGATTCTAAAAGGGAAAATTTTAAAAAGGCTTGTTATTCCATGTGCTGGGATTACTGAAATTGGTGAAATTAAATATTCTGATAGTGATGCTATTGGTTATGAAATAACTTTTTCAGGAGTTCCTGATGAAACAGAAACATCCCATTATGATTATATGATCAAGAAAAAAGAAGGAGAGTAATCTAGATGAAGATAACTGGTATTACAAAACAAGGATTTCATTATTCTGTAGATGATGCAGTAGGTGATGATTGGGAACTTATTGAAATTTTAAGTGAAATGAACAATGATGAATATTTAAGTGTTGTTCCTTTTGCTAAAAAGCTTTTAGGAAATGCCCAATATGAAAGATTAAAAAAATTCTGCAGAGATAAAAAAACAGGTAGAGTTCTTACAAGCAAAATGCAAGAAAACATCATGGACATTTTTAATTCAAATAAAACAGTAAAAAACTAGTGATCCTCGCCAACATGATAAAAACAGATGAGGATGCTTTAATTTGTGATTTAGCAGAAACTTATCAAATATATGATTATAAGTCGCTTCCAGCATATATGGTTGCGACTTTTTCAGTTGGTTTGAGGGAAAATTCAAGAATAAAAATGAAGTTGAGCAATCAAAAGGTTTCTTTTGGGGAATTGCTTTTATCAATGATTTCAGATGAATTGACAAGATTGATTTGGATGAAAACAGAAGATGGTGTAAAAGGCATCAATCCTCCTAAATCGATAGTATCACTTATTTTAAACAATGGAGAAGAAAATACTGTCAATGATGGTTTTCAAACTGTTGAAGAATATGAAAAAGCAAGATTAGAGATTATAAGGGAAGGAGGATAATATGGCAACCAATTTAGCAAAAGCATATGTTCAAATTGTTCCCTCTGCTGAAGGAATGAAGGGCATGATTGAACAGGCCATGGGGAAAGATCCTGAAGAAGCAGGAGAAAAAGCTGGAAATTCAATTGCTTCAAAAATAAAGAATATCATTGTTGCTGCTGGAATTGGAAAAGTTGTATCTCAGGCTTTTACTGAAGGTGGTGCTTTAGAACAATCTTTAGGTGGAATTGAAACGTTGTATAAGAAAAACGCTGATAAAATGAAAGCTTATGCAAAAGAAGCCTATAAAACATCAGGTGTCAGTGCAAATGCTTATATGGAAAATGTTACTTCATTTTCAGCGTCTTTGATTTCAAGTTTAAAAGGAGATACAAGTAAGGCGGCCGACATAGCTAACCGAGCTATGCAGGATATGTCTGATAATTCCAATAAATTTGGTACCAATATACAAGATATTCAAAATGCATATCAAGGTTTTGCAAAGCAAAACTATACAATGCTTGACAACTTGAAGCTCGGCTACGGTGGAACAAAAGAAGAAATGCAACGACTTCTTAAAGATGCTCAAAAGTTGAGTGGTCAAAAGTATGATATTAGTAATCTAGCGGATGTTTATACAGCTATAGGAGTTATACAAGATAACTTAGATATTACAGGAACAACCGCCAAAGAAGCAGCTACTACGTTTAGTGGTTCATTTGGTTCAATGAAAGCTGCAGCACAAGATTTTTTAGGAAATGTTGCTATTGGAGGGGATGTTACAGGGACCTTATCCAATTTGATTACTACAGCTTCTACATTTCTTTTTGATAATGCTGGCCCAATGGCATTAAACATTGTTCAGGGATTTGCTACTGCATTGATATCAGCAACACCTATTCTATTTCAAAAAGGTTATGATCTTTTGAATAGTTTGGTAACAGGCTTTGTACAAAACGTTCCTGTTGTACTTCCTCAAATATTACAGTTTGTACAGGGTATAGGAACAAATCTTGCACAAAAAGCACCTGAGATGATTTCTATGGGGTTTGATTTATTAAGCCGATTGTTAGATGGAATCATTTCGGCAATACCAATACTTGTAGAATATGTTCCTAATATCATAACGACATTTGCAAACATTATTAATGATAATTTTCCAACAATTTTACAAAAAGGTGCAGAGTTGATTTGGCAATTAGTACAGGGATTGATTGGTGCAATTCCAACAATCGTGGCTAATATTCCTCAAATAATCCAAGCTATCGTTTCAGCGTTTATGGCGTTTCAATGGCTTAATTTAGGAAAAAATATTATTAAAAATGTTGGTGATGGTATTAAAGGAATGGTCTCTTGGATAAAAGAATGTGGAAAAGCAATTATTGATGGTATTAAACATTCCTTTTCTGAAAGTACAAATGTTGGTGTTAACCTTGTTAAAGGTTTATGGAATGGTATTAATTCTGTAAAAGATTGGATTTTAGGGAAAATCAAAGGGTTTGGAGATGCTGTTTTAAATGGATTGAAATCTTTCTTTGGAATCCATTCACCTTCAAAAGTCATGGCTGATGAAGTTGGTAAATATCTTCCTCAAGGTATTGCAGTTGGGATTGAAGCAAACGCTAAAGATGTATATGATGCAATGAACGGTATTTCAAAACAAACATTGGATTTAGCAAGTGAAGGCTTTGATACTGAACAAAATAAATCAAATTCAAATAATGATGTAAATTATCTATTAGAAATCATTATTAAATTATTGAAGGTAATTGCTGATAAAGGTGATACAGGTAATGATTTTAGTGATAGAGATTTCATTCGTATGTTGAAAAGTTTGGGGGTTGTATTTTCATGAGAGTAAGATATATAAATTCTCAAAATTATAGTGTTGATTTTGTGGATGCAAATATTCTTCCAACAAGTGGCTATCTTCATCAAAGAAAATGGAATACTACAATTGAAAATGACAGTGTTAGTTTAAGTATAGGTAATTATACTTATACAATTACTTTAACATTGAGAGGAAGTCTAAAAGAAAGAAAAGAAACATTGGATAAAATGTGCGACATATTTGAACTTGATTGTATTAATGAAACACCAGGAACTTTGTACTTTGGAGATTATTATATTAAATGCTATATTGTTTCATCAAACACTAGCATTGCTAATATTAATACAAGAACCAATGTAGAACTTGGCATTTTCTGTATCAAACAGGAATGGATCAAAGAGAAGAAATACAATTTGGTTATGTATGATGATAAAAGCAATCAGACAGGAATAAAGAAATATACGTATCGATATCCATTTTTATATTCCAATCAAAAAGGTGCTGTTCAAGCTATCAATGATTCATTAGCTGATGCTGATTTTATCATGAGGTTTTATGGACCATGTGCAAATCCATATATAAAAGTAGGCAATATTTTATATCAAGTTAACACATCATTGATGGCTGGTGAGTATTTAGAAATAAATTCTACTGATAATACTATTTTTGGTATTTCAGTTTATGGTGAAAAAAGAAATCTCTTTAATTATAGAGATATGTCTAGAAGCGATTTTTTTACAAAAATACCTAGTGGTTCAAATGTTGTAGGATGGGATGGAACTTTTAAAGCCGAATTGATTATTCTTGATAAGAGAACAGAACCGAGGTGGCTTTAATGAAATTCATATATACAAATGACAAATATGAAGAACTTGGTGTATTAAAAAATTCATCAATTGATTTTGAGATTGGGAAGTATGACGTCGCATCAAATGATTATCAAATGTCTATCTCAATAGGATCATGGAACAGAGAATTTGATAAAGGTTCTCTTTTTTATTGCCAGGAGTGTGAATTTGGTGGAATCTTAGATGGTAAAAAAGTAGATACTTCTAAAAATTCAATTACATTTAAAGGCAAGACATTTAGAGGTCTTCTTGAAAAAGAATATGTTCAGCCCCCTGATGGACAAGCCTATTATGTTGCAAATGGAGAAGCTAATCAGGTCATTGATAATCTTATTCATGGAAAATTTAATGATCTTTTTGTTGTCGACAATGTAGGATTAAGTGATATTGGTGTTAATTATCAAATAAGGGATTTGAATTTATTAGATGCACTTGAAAAAATGTTACTTAAGGCGGATATCCCTTCAAAACTAGAAATTACGTTTTATGATAAAAAGGTGCATTTACAAGCTGTTCCTATTGTTGATTTATCAGAATTATTAAGATATGACAATTCTTATGGCATTTCCATGATCTCTGAAAAAGCAATAAGCAAGTATAACCATATCGTTGCACTTGGAAAGGGTGAATTGACCGAAAGAATAAGAGTCAATTTATTTTTGCAAGATGATGGAACATGGAACACAAGTGAAAATGCAAAGTATGCAGGATTGAAAAGGAAAACATATCTTTATGATAATTCAAATGAAGAAGATGAATCAAAATTAATAGAAAGTTCTATTGAAGCGACGGAAAAAGCGAATGGCACGGATACTCTTAACATTAACTTTACAACGGATGAAGCTTCTTTGTTTGATTATGTTGGTTCCAAAGAAGAAATAACAGGAATAGAATTTAAAGAACAAATTACAAAAAAAGTTTTAAAGGTAACTATATCTGGTATTATTTCACATTGCAAATTTGAATATAAGGTAGGTGATTAGATGTGCTAGAAAATATAACATTGAATGAGTCAAATGTTACAGCAAGTATTGATGCTTACATACATCATTGTTTGTTTGGGTACAATGGTGTTTTTAAATGTGGCCAACAGTTGAAGTGTGAAATCATAAACAATAATCTTTTAAAGATCTATGATGGCTTGTTTATTAATCAAGGAAGATTTTATAGGATTGCACCAGGTTCTTATGAAGAAATAAAATTAGAAAATGGTGTTGTTGGTCAAAAAAGATATGATCTAATCGTGTCTCATTTTGAAACAGATGGTGTCAATGAAAAGCATGAAATAAAAGTTATCAGTGGAGAAGGTGAAACTATTCCACAGTATACAAATAGTGATACATTCAATGGAGGTACAGTTAGTGAGATGCCTTTATATCTTGTAGAAATTGATGGAATAAGTATTAAAAGTGTTAAAAGTCAATTTGATATCATTCCTAATTTGCAAGAACTTATTGACAAAATGGTTATGTATAAAGAATAGAGGTGATGATTTTGATTGTTGCTGAAATTATTCAAAAAGGATTGACTATATCTAGCAGTACTAGTGATATTCCATATCAATATAGTGGAAACATTCAAATGCAATTCATCAAGGATGAAGGCTATGATAATTTTAGTGTTATAGGTTTTTATAGAATAAATTATTTTGAAAAAACTCAGTTGTTGGAAATTGATGAAAATGGAGTGTTTTCATTAAATAAAGATGCATTTCAAAAAGATGGATTATTGAATTTATCTTTTCTGTTAGTTAGTGAATTAAAGGAAGTACATCTTGGTGTCGTATCTTTTATTGTTAAATCTACGATAGGAAATGGCAATGATATTCTTCCAGAAGAACGTACAGAATGGATAAAGATTGTTCGTAGTGAGGTTGACGGTTATTTAAAGTCAATTGATTTAGATGACAAGTTTGATATTATGCAAGATAAAGACTTGGAAAACATATGGAATGAAATTTTTAATTAA